TTTTTTTGGTCAACGTACCAATATAGAGAAACGTGAAATTGCGAAAAATCGTTTGCGTTTATTTGGGTACGTTTTATAATCGGCCCGTGATTGGTTGAAGGGGAAAAGAAATGTTAAAAGATGAAGAACACCCTTTGTACAAGGATATCCAGCCGCGTAAACATGTGGTGAGTTTTAGCTCCAATGGGCGCTCCAGATACCCATTCAAACGGATGATCGTAAACGATTATTTTTTGGCAAGAAGCATGACAGAAGCAGAGATGGCAAGAAATGCGGCGAAATCTTTTTGTAGACGGCATCCGGGAAAGCATTTCACTATCCGACAGATGAGGGATGTAGACGGCCTTTGGGTTATCAGGAGAGTGGCATGACTAGACGTAAGAACGAGACGCGCAGCAAGGTAGCCATGCCCAGCTTGCCGGAGGATGTTTTGGAGCGCGTGGCCAAAGCACCCAAACCGGGGAAGAACGGCAAGAAAGTGCTTTTGAGCCCGAAGGAATGGGCTTTTGTTCAGGAGTATGTGACGCGCGACGGGACCATGACGCGCATGGAGGCCGCAATACGGGCTGGATACACGCCAAACGCGGCCAGAGACGCTGCGGCACGGCTTTTGGACCCTGCCCGTAATCCGCACGTTGTAGCGGCTGTAAACGAGCTCAGGAACGAATTAGCGGAGAAATACGGGACAACCTTCGAGCGGCACATGCGGGACCTCCAGATAATCCGTGACAAGGCAATCGAGGCCGGGGCGTGGTCTGCTGCTGTACAGGCGGAATATCGCCGTGGACAGGCGCTCGGGACGATTTATGTTGACAGAAAAGAAATTAGGGTCGGAACGATTGACTCGATGTCAAAAGAAGAAGTAATGAAGAAGTTGAACGAAATAAAGCAGCTGTACGGTGGGCCTCCCCCTTCGGCCATTTTGGAGATGGATGTTAAAGTTGTAGAAGAAGAGCCAGAACCCGTGGAACCTGAGCTCGATGTAAATGAGTTGTTTGACGCCGACGAATTGGGAGAGGAGACGGCGCTTGTCACGAAAAAACGAGCAGCGGCTTTTCGACAGATTAAAGCGGAACTGGCCAGTTCAGATGACGAGGATCGAGACGAGGGTGAATCTGGGAATCCCGGACCTGCTAGTGGCACTCCAGAATTCGCATTTCGTACTAATCGAGTTGAAGGTAGTTAGCGCGGGCCTGAAAATAGACCTGAGCCCGCATCAATACTCGTTCCATATCAAACATGCAATGTTGGGATGCCCGACGTTTATTGTCGTGGAAGTAAACACAAAAACGCGCCCGCCAGAGTTGCTTTTGTTCTCTGGCCAGCAAGCGGAAGACATTGCAAAACGCGGCGTGTTAGCCGACTGCGTTGCACGCTGGCCGCTGGCAAAAATTGATTGGGAAGAATTTCACCGAAAGGTCTTGCAGCCTACGGAAAAGCGCCTATAATGTCTGAACGGGCACTTGGCCCGGGTTATATACAGGAGAAATCATGAACAAGCTTTTTTACGTCCGTCTTTACTCGCACTCGATGAATGTTCAACAGCGCTTTTTGTGGACTGCGGAAAACCGCGAGGAACTTGACGAGATGGTAAAGGACTACACCGGGCAATCGTCTTATCGCGTGGAAGTTGTTCGTTTTATTTGTGACACATCCGATTACGTTGCAGAAGAAATTTAAAGCTAACTCATACAGGAGAAATTGAAAATGAAAACATCAGAACTTACAGGCCGCGCATTAGATTGGGCAGTAGCAAATTGCGAGGGACTCACTTGCTTTGGGTATGAACTAACTGAGGACACATTGACTATTGTTTTATCAGATGGGCCATATGAAAACTTTAGCCCCAGCAGAGAATGGGCACAGGGCGGCGCGATTATTGAGCGGGAGATGCTAACAGTTACGCCTGCTAAACATGCGGGCTGGCAAGCTTTTGCATGGCCGAAAACCCGTGCTATATGGGGGGATACTCCGCTTGAAGCAGCTATGCGCTGCTACGTGGCAAGCAAACTGGGCGATGAAATAGAAGTGCCGGATGAGTTCATGAGCCGCGTTTAATGGGGGAAATTCAAAATGAAAAACAAACGCACCTTGACGCGCGCGGAAGCGGCAATCGAAGTAATTCAATTTATGGACCGAGAATTTAACTTTTCAGAGGGAGAAACTGCGGCGGTGTTGACGCTGGCCGCTGTATTTTTGGCGGACTGTAAACCGGATAATTTAATGGCCCTTATTCGGTTAATCGCGGAAAGTAATTCAATTCTCGCGGAAGTAGACAATGAGGGAACGTGAATTTTTACGGCAATGCCTAAAATCAGAAAAAGCGCGGCAATTCAAACGGGCCCAGCAAATTGAAGCGGAAAAAGAATTTAAAAAATCGATTTTTAAGATTTTCCGAATGTTAGCGTTTCACCAACTCATTGAAGCCATATTTGGAGGGAAAAAATAATTTTAAATTTTACTTGACAAGCGGAACGAATGCCCTAAGATATCAATTCGCGCACGCGGTGCGCATATACAGGGAGAAAGTAAAAATGAAGACCGTGCATTTAACGCTGAAAAGCGGGAACGTCAAAACCGGCCCAATTCCGGTTTCCACCACTAGCAAGGCGTCATGTTCCGATACATGCCCGTTTAAAGATAACGGATGTTATGCGGACGGCGGGCCTTTGGCGCTTCACTGGCGCGCAGTAACCGAAGGGGCGCGCGGTACTGACTGGCAAAGTTTTTGCGAATCGATTGCAGCGCTCCCAGCGGGCCAGCTGTGGCGGCACAATCAGGCGGGGGACCTGCCGGGCCTTGGCGATTACATAAACCCGGACGCGTTGCGCATGCTAGTGAAAGCGAACACGGGCAAGCGCGGTTTCACTTATACGCATAAACCGGCCAGCGCTGAAAATATTGCATTGGTACGGGAAGCGAACGCGGACGGCTTTGTGATTAATTGGTCCGCAAATAATCTCGCGCACGCGGACGAGCTCGCCGCGTTGAACGCTGGGCCCGTGGCAACTTTATTGCCAGCTGGCGCGCCCTCACTGACTAAAACTCCGGCGGGCCGTCCCGTAGTGACTTGCCCGGCCCAGCTGCGGGACGATATCAGCTGCGCGGATTGTCAATTGTGCGCGCGCCGGGACCGGCCCTCAATTGTTGGTTTCATACCGCACGGGACC